TGCTTGCACACCCATTTCCACCAGCCGAGTACGACTTCAACGGTGTTTTTGGTGTTACCGGATGAGGTATTAAGGTCCCCAGACTTTCTTGTTCCAGGGACCTGCCACATCATTCCTTTGTGATAGACCTTTGATTTGGCCGCACATTTAAGGTAGAGTGGACCCCAATTCCTACCATAGTCACAGAAACCCAAGCCTCGAAGATGGTTGTGCTCCCGCATGATGCAAAGTTGGCCCTGTGTGAGGTCATACTTGCTAAAGTCGGAGAAGAGCACGAACACTGATCCCAAGCGCCCAAGATGGAACTCCAGCCAGGCACTCTGTCCATCGGAAGAGATGCCCGAGCTGTACCAAATATAGTGCTTCGGGTGCCAAGTGTATCCCATAATCTTCGAATACTCGTAGAAGAAACGACCTGCGAGCGCCTTCATGGCTAATGATAGTCCTTGAATGACGCGAGGTCTCACTGGCTCGAAGGGTTTCTGAGTGAAGAGATTCTGCTTTTCGCGCTTGACGAATCCGGAATAGTGGAAATCTCCATACTTGAAGCCGTCCTTCTGTAGCTTCTTGTGCATTGCATAGAGATCACGGCGTTTTGCCGGAGGGAACCTATCCGCAAAGTCTTCGAAAGTGGCTGGCTTGGGGTGTGTATGATTCACAACGAGCTCACCGAACTCGTATTCCCCTAGTTCCTCAGTATCACTCACAAGGACTCCGTTTTCATCTCGGATGTTAAGTTCTCCCTCACACATTTCATCAAGGCGCTCCCAGGCCTCCAGCATTGCTGGGGCGAAAGGATCATCGTGCACTTTGGCAAGCACCCGCGTGCAGACTGCAGCGGTTACATTGCCATCAGAGCGTGAGAACACCGCGGGAATGCAGGCGGTGAACATCGGCCCCACCATCTTGAGGGCGGGGGTTGGCATAGGTTCAGACTCTAGGATGTTGTGCGGATTCACGAGCACAGCCTCAGGGTTGCGCTCAAACTTGTCCACATCAATCCACGTCTCGATTGAACGCATCGTCCAACCGATGGGATATGGTCCATCGTAGTCCATGACCTGCCTTTCGCTCAAAAGCACGCTTTCGAATTCCTGGAAGTTAGCAGTT